GCTGTGTGGGTGTTTCCTGGATATATATAATTGTGGATGTTAAAGGCGTCGTCTGTAACAGAAACTATGTGTTGACCAAGATGATGAGGGTCTGATTCGTCTCTACCTAAAGGATCTTCTATAGGGACATCAAGCTTTCCGTCGACATAAAAGTTGTATACAAAATTGGCCAACAACGGATCTTCTGTGTTAAGTTTTGTTGGATAATTTACACTTCCTTTTGTTGAATCTACTGGCAAAGTTGACTCATCGAATCTGATTTTGTGATCACCCTTTCTAGTATGGTCAATTCCGTGTAGTTGAGTCGGGAAAAAACCTTTATCATCCATTTCTCTAATTTTTGCGCGGCGGGGTATGTTTAAAAATCCGGATTTTAATGTAAAATCGCCTTTTACTGAAGCTCTATAGAGGTATTTAAGTGAATTGTCTGATAGATTTACTATATCTGTACCTTGAAAAATTGCCAATTCACAAATTGCGCCATCTAGACCTCCGATGGTTAGCGCGCCGGTCCCAGAATCGGCTCGTCCCGAACCATATCCAAAGAACAGCTTTGCCGAATCTATTGGAGCGGGGTGGGCGCCCTGTGTCCTGATTGTCCGATCGGCTGCATCGTCTCCGTACACCGTAGGAGAAGCTAGAGAAAAAGCTGAACCGTTCACAAAAATTTGCGGTGTTTTCCCGTGTGTATTTGCAGAATTTGTATTTGCTCCAGTTAGAGGACCAAGTGTGCCGACTCCGTCGGTTGCACAAATTTGAGGAATATAAATTATAAAATGGTTCCACCCTAAAGAAATAGTATTGGCGGTTTTTACTTCCCACCATGTATCGTTTAGTCCATAAAACCTTATCCCAAACTGCCCCGGGGTTGTTGGTGACACGCCGTTACTGAAGACCGTCCACTTTCTTCTTCTTGTTGATTCTGGATCAGTCGAATCTTCCCACGCATATTCTAGATAACAATTTCCTCCATTTGTATGACTGGCATGTGCATGCTTATCTATTCTGGCCCAAAAAGAAATTAGTAAACCCTGGTTTGGTAGAAGCTCATACGGACCTTCACCCGGTGCTCCGGTTTCGGGATTGTAAAAGAATATGTTATTTTCATTTATTGGAGTATCGGGAAGCTCAAAAGATCGAAATGGAAATTTTACATCTGGGCTATCAGCAGTCGCTCTGAGTGAAACATTTCTTAGGGTAGTTGTGGAAGATTTGTTAGCAATATAAGGCTCATCGGCCCCTGCTTGGACATATACTCTTAGAGAATTTCTGTAATCGTATATTCCAGTTGCCCGATAATATCTTCCGTCCTTTAAAATATTATATTTGGTTCTTTCTTTTGCAAACGTTCCCATTTTTACCTCAATAAATCCCTGTACCAATACGAGTCCCATCTTTGACCTGCTTCATCTGGCCAGCCGCAGTGCATTTCAACAGCATCAAACGGTATATCACTTAAGTTTGCCCTAGCAATTGGAGGAGCTGATGGATCTTCTTTTGAGAATCTTTGTAATCTTCCGTTTGGGTCGTTGGTAATTTTTGAAAAGACAGTTGTCGGGTTAATTCTTATTATGTTTATTTTAGATATCATTGCTGGATCTACTTCTCCAGGTCTTGGAACAACGCAGAAGAAGAAGGTATTATACGTTGAATCATTGATGATTATATTGTTTGTGAAGTTTTCAGGATTTCCAGCCTGTCCTTGTAGCTGTGAAACCCACAAGGCTGGTTGCTTTGCTTGCACATTGTTGACTTTGTACAAAATATCCTCTGATACCCATGTTTCTAATTCGTCTGACACCGGTGCCACAAATAACGGTGGATTGCTATCAGCAGTTCTAGTAAAAATATACTCAATCTGTAAATTAACATCAGATCTTATGTTGTAAATTTTTCCAGGATACCATTGAGTCCGTGTAGGATAAGAAGTTGACCATGTAAAAATCTTATCCATTGCTGAATATTCTATAAAAATTGTCTCCGTGGTGCCAGATCCTGATTGTAGTGCGGCTATTATTTCTTTATCTAACTGAACTTCTGCTCCAGTTGTTCTGTCTATAAACTCTTGCGCAGAGAATGGATCTGGCTCGATCCACTCACCCTCTTCTAAGAAAACCTGGGGAGGATTGTATCCATTTTTTGTTAGCTTTTCAAAATACGGGCCGATCTGTGGGGTCGCGCTAAATCCATAGGTGGTGTTTGAAATATTAGACTGCACTAACACAGCACCTGAAGACTGTGCCTCAAGGTACAGTGTAATATGACCAAATTGCTTTGGCGAACTGGTGTCGAGCGGTGATTCGTTAGTAACACTAGCAATTTTATAAACTTGGTTGTGGTTTAATCCATAAATTGTTGAACCATCTGCTTTAAACCTTACCAAGTCTCCTACGCTAAGCTGTTGAGCAAATTCTTTTTTGACTAATAATCTTCCGGAAGAGATACCAAAAAGCCAGTCACCTAGCATTTGAACCGTAAGCTGGTTAAACCTAGAAGATGTTGCTGCCACGCCCGTTTCATATCCCCAGTACTGAATCGGCAACGGAAAAGACTGAGCATTTGCAGGATAAGACGTATACGAGCTATCTTCATCAACTTCTCGGAGTCCGCAACTGAAAGGTATATTGTTTGGATGGTCTAAAAATCTGCAGGAATCATCATCTCGCTCTCTTATTTGCACATAGTGCCTAATTGGCCTTGGAACCCCTAGAGGATTATTTGAATCTACTACTCCCGTAAACGCTCCGAGGGGATGTCTTTGTTGTGGAGAAAATGTAACATGCTGAGATGTAATATCAAACACCATTTGTCCCGGGCCCATTGATCCCATCTGGGATAATTTATGATCATATGTTTCGGTATTATATAATTCAAAATATGGCTCAGATTCAGAATACTGCATTGCCTCCTGGGTCAGCAAATACTCAACTGTGTTAAATGACCCTCTAAATGAATTTATTTCATATAGAGATCCGGATATTAAGTTGATCCTTGGTTCGTGTAGACTCCATCTAACTTTTGGCTGTTCCTTGTATACAGTGTCTTTTTTGTGATGAGGATGCTGACCGTAATGCCAAACAGCGGAATCTTGCTTGTGTTTTTTAACTAGCCTAAATCCTGTTGATTCATTAGGAAAATGTATTTGCGAATGGAAATGATTTCCAGTGTTATACCACGGATTAGATGTAAGATCGCTCACTACCGCGTTCAAAGAAGCACTTAAGTTTGACCTGGATACTTCGCCATCAGTTGCGTTCTCTGGGCCGTATGATAGATCTTCTCCATAATTGTTGTCCATGGGATCGGGGTTCCAACCCCAGTAGGCAAGAGAGATTGCCGGCATGTTTGAATAAGTTGCTAAACCAGTGCCACCTACGGACCCGGGAGAACCGAATGGGTCAATAGTCATGGCTGAAGTTGTCATGACTGCGATATTTTCGTCATTTCCAAATACGGGTCTGTCCCAAAACTCTTTAGGTATTTCGTGTAAGCAATGTTCAAGTCCGGGATATTTTAATTTAGAATACTGCAACAGTGTTTGAGACCCGTATTTTCTTACATCTGACGGATCTGCTATATCATTTTGCTGACTGAGCATTTGGTGGTTCGAAAAAAACAGCAATTGCGCATATCCATTTGGATTATATCTTGCGTGGAAAACATGCGTGTCCATAAAGTCTTCTATTTCATTAAAATATAAAAGCTTCCACTTTACATAATTTATATCACCAGATGAATTTTCATATGTCTTCCACCCAATTGCAACGTTCATATCTGATGGAACTGATTCGGAAAACCTTCCTGGTTTAAATGTTGTTTCGAAATTTTCGAAAAAGCCTTGCCGCAGCTCGCCATTTCTCTCTGTTTTTAGGTACCTTTGAGGATGGTGTGAATTTCCATCGTTTTCGTAATTGTTAACTATTTTAAAAGTGTCAAAGGGAACATTTGGCTTTCCAGGGCCGTCGTCGGTCCCACCAGATAGAAATATTATTTCTGATGCTGGGTTGTCTTTTAAATACGAAAAGTTTATATGATTTGGAATCCAGTTTGAAACTGCAAAATTGTTTCCGGCTTCGCCTGGCTCTGTTGCAGTTACAATTAATTTAAGTCCAGATTGTGACGCAATGATTCCAGGACATAGAGATTCCCTATTGTAAGAAGTCCCGTATTGAATGTGGTCATCTACCTCTCCATTGATAGCTTTGACAATTTTTGCTATTAATTCTGTTTCTGAAAGCTGTGAATTGTCTTCTTTTTTTGCTGCAATTGCGACCCAGTTGGCTCTAATGTTTGCATTTTCAGATGCTAATTGCGAAGGTCTTTTTAATCCTCTAACAAGAAACTTTACGCCTTTAAGGCCGCCTGGGTTATCTGCCGCGTATAGTCTTAAAGCTGTAGTGGCGGTTACACTATAAGCCGAAACCATTTGGGCCATTGTAATGCTAGCCGACGCTACTGGAAAGAATGTTTTTGGAAAGTTTCCTAATACCATAAAGGATTTATTGGCTTCTGCGGTTGTGAGCGCAGATGATGACCTTTCAAAAACCTCTGCAGACGCTGCAACTCTGTTTAGCGAAGCAATAGGACTAACAATGTCGTAATCGATAAACCCAGTATGGCGGCCAATATAGTATGGAGTAGCCGTGGAGTTCATGTACGGCAAAGAATTCTGGGTGTATTCGTCTATACCCGGCTGAGTCTCATTTAGTCTTTTGTATCTTTCCGATCTTGTTGTATCTTTTTTTGACATTATAAGACCTCACTTTTGATTGTGCCAATAATATCTAGAGGCGGTAATTCTGCTGCACGGCGGTCATAAATATCAACATGGACATCTCCTTGTTTATATTCATATTTGTGTCTTTCGAAAAAATGTGATTCTATAACAAAATTTACTCCAAAAAACTGCACTGTGTTTGGCATAAGTCTGTCAATCATTGGGCTGAAATTTATTGAAAACCACTTAAAGAAATCATAAAGTGATTTATAATTTACCTTTTCGGTTAAACGATTGAAATATTTTTCTCTTATTGCGTCGAGCTCTGGATATGTTACTGCATATTCTAGCTCTGGTGCACCCAGTACGGAATTGAAATACCCCAAATCACTTATGATGTTTACCATATCCTCATTTATTCTTTGAACCGATGACATTTCAATTGAAAACCTTCTATCATCGACAGCAGTTAATTCATCCGGATCATACATGGGTCCAAATTTTACGCCTCTTCGCTCAGCTAATTCCTGATCCTGATATGAATTAACCCTGATTTTGTTGGTTGTAATAAACTGATCAAAATTAGGATTAATTATACTGTAGTAAACAGGAACTGACCCTAGAGCTTGAGACCCAGATGGCTTCGGAGGAGTTCCTCCTATAGTAGCATTTCCAAATGCGCAACGGAACGAACTAGTTAGCCCATTTTGCGCCAAGTCATCTATAGTGATTGCACAGTTTTCGTCAAAATTGTTGGCTTCCTGATAGAAATCATGTGCAACCCTAAGTCTTTCCCATCCTCCGTCGATTACCGAACCCTCATATCTTTCAGAACTAGTGGCAATATTAAAGTTTCTGTGTGACCCGGTTACTCTTGTTTGGGCTATGAAATTATAATTTGTTATTGGGTCATCTGAACCCACTGATTCTGGATTTATAGCATGCTCTCTTCTTTCTTTGTCTGATAGAGATTTTGTCCAAAATCTAACTGAAGAAACTTTTCCCCCAAAAGCATATCCCTCGGATGCTGTTGCTGCCAACAAGGCTGTGGATGGATCTGTTTCTGTTGATAACTGCTTAACAAACCCATTGTTTGTGGTCATAGTTCCTGGAGCTGAGAGGTTTGAATGTTCCTGTATTGGGTCTCCCACACTAAAAAATGTACCATGAGGTGTGAAATCAGCGTTGAATGCCGCTAAAACGTTGTTTGATGTGCTAGCATAATAAGAACTAGCAGAATGCACAGAAAACAATCCATCAACCGTTGGCCGAGATGCGTACAAGCTTATTTTTGATTTTCCTTTTCCTAGCTTATGATCTACATTGATGTACCACCTAGCACCATCGAATATGTTTACGTTTGGTATGGTCAGATCTGCATGAACCGGTGTGTAAGTTACTAACGAGGCAACATCGAATGTTAAGTTATCGCCTCCGGCGCCGCCGAGTTGGCTGTTCTGAATTGTCCAAGTGGAGTTTATTTGATATCCTGTTCCTGGTGTAATTACTGTCATGGAATTAACAGTTCCCGACTGAATAACTACCTGAATTGTTGCGCCGGTTCCATGTTGAGCAGAGACCCCTGTGGCACCATCCGTAAACGTGTACGTAGCATCTGTCCAAGCTGCACCGGAGTTTGTTGAGGCTGTATCTAGAGTCGCGATCGCTCCGGCAGGTGTATGTGACGCCGACATAAACAACCTAAGTGACGAGTCTAAGTTAGCATCAGACTCGGAGCGACAAGCATTTAACTGAATATATTTATATATGTTATTTGATGAATCAGAAGTTCTAGACTGAACTTGAAAAAGAGACTGCGTTAAATAAAGATTGTTTGAACCGGAGGTTGGCAAATGGTAATGTCCCTCATAAGACCACGACCCTGATGTAAACTGCGTCTCTATTGGCCTCTCTGCTGCCTGTACGATTTTTATGTCCCCAGCTTCCATAAGTATTTTTGATGCGCTTGGTCCAGATGCTCCATCTGGCGCGCCTGGGCAATGTCTAAACGCCTTTAGCAAGGACGATGTTAAAGCGCATGGATATGTTGTTAACTGTGCTTCTAGTCCAACATCCATCACATTAAAGTTTGCAAATTTATAGTTTGACTCTTTTTTAATTCTAGAATCTGATAATGTTAGCGTTCTAGATCCTCCGTATTCCCTCATTCTAAAGCTAGTTTCAACATTAATTCCAACAGCATTCATTAAACTCTTGATTGATTTAATTGTTCCTTTAGATCTGATTAAGTAAGGAAACTGTATTATAAGCTGCGCCCACAACTGGGTTATTACTTTTTTAAGGGATGACGACGTTCTTCCTTTTTCAAATGTTAGATTTTTAGTATCATGATACTGGGTTGGCATTGCGTCTGTGAAAGGGTTTGGTAACTCAAAACCATAATATCTCGCTAAAAATGGCATAAAGTTTAAGGGAACGGAATCTTCGGCGTCATAATTTGCTATTCTTAAAGTCTTGAATGCGTCGATGTATATTTTTAACTCATCAAAATATGCAGCCCACATCAATAAAAACATAGTGATTATTTGTGCTTGTGGAATTTGGCCGCCTCCAGGCATGTTAACCGTGCTTTTATATATTTTTCCGCGATCACCATCTTCTGTTTCAAAACCTTCAGCATATTGAGCTTCTAAAAAATAATGCTTGGGAATCAATTTAGTAATTAAATTTGGGTTGTTTATATCGTACCTACTAGCAGACAAAAGCAGATTTTCGTTAATTGTTAGTATGTCTGGATATGAAGGAAAAAGAACCGGTTGTGTATTTTTGTTCTCTGTTATCAGGGGTACATTATAGACACCGGTGTCTTTCTCTCTATATAAATTTGCTGAAACGGTTCCTTGGGTTGTGGCATGTAAACCATGACCGCTCGAATCTAACAGCACATCGCTGTTGTCAAAAGACCCGGTAGGCTCATTAAATTTATAATATAGTTGAAGACCTTCCTGCGCATAAACTCCGGACTCTGAAATTTCGCGAATGTCTTTTGAGGCATGCATTACGTTCCAGATTTTAAAATCATCTATGGAACCGGTTAATTGATCGGCGGCTGTCCATGTTTGAACTGTCCCATTTTCGTCTCTATAATACGCATTTGGATATACCCATCCTCCTATTGCCAAATTAGGATCATTAAGACCCTTTGAATTAGCATCTCTCATAAAGGATCCAAACTCAGTAGTTTGACTGCTAGTGGCAACTAAATTAGCATCAACATACAGATAAAGCTTGTCTGTAATCCCCCTATCATACTGGACACATACATGGTTAAATTTCCCTCTTTCTAATTCGTATTCCGCGGTCAAAGACTGGACGTTGGCGGTGGCCGAGCCCGATGACATGATTATCTGCAATTTATAATCAGTGTCTCCTGAGGAAGCAGGGTTTGTTCCTATTGTTATTCCTGTGTATCCATCTGATCCTGCATATGAAAAAATATTTCTTTTTCCAGATACCGTAGTACCCTGGCCTGGAAATGCAAAATGAAAGTCAATTTGAAAGGCTCGTTCCTGTATTCGGTTTCCTATAACGGGCTGGTATTTTGCATTTCTTGACAATGCTGGGAACAAATAACCGGTTCTATCTTTTAGTTTTAAATAATGATCACCATGAAAGCTATGATAACCAGTGTATTTTGGAAAAAGTGAATAAACGTATGATTCAAATCCCGAAAGGCCATCTAAAAAGTTCCACAATTCGCTCTCTGGGCCGTCGAATGGAAAACTATTAATTATTTTATCAAATGCTACGTTTACTTTGGATTCTGCACTGTTAAAAAAACAATGGTTTGTAAAATCACTCCAATCCGTTAAAATTTGCTGGGTTGATCTAATTCCTGATCCTGGCTGATCTGTTCTCCACGAAGAAAAAGACGCCGTTCCTATCGGTTGGGATTGCGACATCAGAAACGAATTTGTTACTTCCCTATAGGAATTTCCGCCTCGTTGAATGTTTGCCCAATCTGATGACGCAAACAAATATTTTCCAGATTTTGTTGTCATTTAACAATGAACCTCGTGTGTGTTTCGTATATTGAAGAGGTACCCCTTTCAACAACTAACAGATTGATCGTGTAAGCTTTTCCAGATGGCAATATGTCTATTGGTAAGTCGAAATACATTCCGTCAGCATCTGAATTAATTCTAGTAGCATTTGTTGTATCCGATTTCTTAAAATCTACTAATGTCTCACCGTTGTCAGCATCCTTTATTTGATAGTAAACCTCTTTCAAAGCAATCGACGTAAGAGCAAACGGGTATCTTGATGGCTCATCGGCTCTATTTCTGTCTCGGGCAAAAACCCTTACTCTGCCGTTTGATCCCTTTTTGTATTCTGATTTTAAATCAAGTATTGAAAATCTTAAGTCTCTTCTAGATCTGTTTGCCAGAATATTTGGCGCGTATATGGTTATTTCTTTTTCGAGGTAAACATATTTTTTGTTAGTTGCATCCTTCCATCTTTCCGTCATTGTAATTGAGCCACTGTCTATTAGGTGTTGCTCTAAAGTCTTAGAGTAGGATGTTGTTGTTTGATCAAATTGGTTTAGAGAAAATGAAGCGGAATATAAACCGGTCTGGTACATTCCGTTTAACAGAACTTGCCCTGCGGAAATAGACGCAGTAAACGAACCGGTTGCTAAAGTTAGCTCTAGACAGTCGGCCCCTGTTAAAGTAGTAACGTTTGTTACGTCAGCTGACGTGGAGCCTGAAAGTAAGTTTGCCGGTTTGTTGTAATTGTATGAACTAAGATATAGTGATCCGGATGTTCCAAATTCTAACATGTTATGATAATCAATAACACTAGAATCCCATTCAGCCCTTATTCTTGGTCTCTTGTACGGGTTTCTTGAATGTCTAGACGCGAATCTTTTAACAAATCTTGTTTTTGAATCCCACTCTTCCGATCCTGAAAACGCCAATAAAAATCCACAGTCTGGTATAAAACCGCACATGCTAGCGCTAGCAATTGTTGTTATATCTAAACTTAAATTTTCTCTCCCTGTTTCAAAATACTGCTGAGCCGTTAAATTAATCATTGCGGAAGAGGCATAATTGTCTGCATCTTGCACTAATAAATTTCCAGATGAAATTAAATCAATGTTTGAGGAGCCTAAAGACCCTGAAGACTTAGCTCCAGTTTCGTCCCATAGATTATTTGAACTGTTTGAATAGGAAGCAGTCACCCAGTTTACTCTGTCTAAATCGTTGAAATAAACTACGTCTGTTCCAATTCCTTCGTCGAAGCTTCTAGAAAGAGGATACAGAACCAGGGTAAAATTAGACGGTGCGACCTGTGTTCCCTGAACATCAAACATCTCCAAGTAAACTTTAAAACTTGAATCGTCCATAGACACTTTGTCTTTTAGCGATGACGAAAATTCTGAAAGATTGAATTTTATTAAACCTCTTGACAATTCTATTGGCGTGTCTTCACCGGAAATTGATGATTCATTATATAGCTTGAAAAGATCTATCGTGCTAGCATAGCCTACGTTAGCATCCGTAACTCTAGTTTTTGAATCAATTATTTTGTTTGTAATATAAGAATCCTTACTAGCTGTAATTTGTAATATCATTTTTTACCTCTTTATTGGACGCTTATAATAATGTCATCGTCTGGAAATCTACATTCAAATATATCACCTGGTGACGCAAAATAAATCCCTTTTGCTTTGATTGAAGACATATCAACAAAAGCATCGGAATATGCTCTACCAAGAACGGTGCCATTAACACATTCTAGCCTAATGCTAACTAATGAAAGTACTCCGGTCACTCCAATAATAGAATAAATTAAATCCGATTCGTTAATCGGCTGCCCTATTTGAAAATTATCTATTCTAACTACGTTTTTAACTGGCTCAATAACGTTGGAAACAACATCTAGCTTGTTCGCGTTTGGTGCGCAGACAATGTCTGCGTATATTCTATAATTTACAACCCTTGCATCTAATATATCTAAAGCGTCACCAACCAATCTAAATTGATTTAAGTAAACTGACAGATTATCTTTTAAAAGATCTGGCGACATTTCCAAATTGCCCGCCGAATCTTTTGAGACAATGTATAAAACGGAAGCTAAATTGTTATTTGGATTATCAGAAATTCCTGCCCTAAATATTCTACCAAAGTCATTAGGTAGAGTGTAAACTCTTGCCATCAGATCTTCTTTCGTCACAATTCTGTTTTGCATTGATCTAGCCGCAGGAATAGCTTGTTTAATATCTGTTATCGTTTGAGCTGCAGCGCCACCTGAAGCTGCATTTGGGTTACTGATTACTACTGAATTTTTAACTGACGACGCAGTTTCCGACCCTGCAGAATCCTGAAATTTTATATTTAATCCGGTTATCGTTGTTATAGAATCAGGAGCTACGTTATGAGATGCTCCACCTCCATACCGGTATGTAATGCTTAATGTCGTGTTTTGCGGGGCAATTCCTAGTGTTTTTGTTCTTAGTAAATTGTTTGGATCGATACTGAATTCAGAAAAAGCTGTCTTTCCATAAAGTGGAAGAGCCAAATCTGATGGATCTGGAACTAACTCGTCCGCTAGTGATTTTGCGTCGCCGCCGCCGAAGGTAAGAGTTGTAGTTCTAGTCCTAATGTCTGTTGTTAATGTGTATCTGTAAGGAGCTGGAATGACCTCTAATCCTGAAATTTTGGCAGTAGGGTCTATAATTTTTCTAAAAACTGTATCTTGACTTAGAGATTCTACTTCGTAGTAATCGTTTCCATCGGTATCTATTACTCTCATAACTGCGGAAACGTTTGCGTAACTTAGAGATATTTTTCTAAACTTTTTGAACTCTGAAATTGGAGTTCTTTCTGTAATCATTTTTCCAGAAACACAACGACCGGATAAATACATCGTATAAGACTGCGGGGTGGTTCCGGTCGGAATATAAGGGGTTACGGTTGCAACGTATTCTCCTGATGGTTTTTTTTCTGAAAAATCTAAATCCTCGGTTAGGTAAAAAGAGACACCGGTGTCGGCCTGGATTGACGTATTTTCCAATATGACCGGTAATGCGGTAGGATCTGGCTCGTAAAGTCCGGTTGATGAATTTACTACAGCTGGAACCTCTATATAAAAATTCACTTCTGCAACCGCTGGGGCTGCTCCGACTATTTTCACTCCTGCGTTTATTGCATGCATTTCTATGTTATCCATCTCAGTGGCAAGGAGTGGATTTACTTCATGAAATTGATGGTCTAGATAAAAACTTAGATTATCACCGATAAGAGCAGCCATGTCTAAGAACAGGCCTCCGAGTGATGCTTCGGAAAAATCCTGTATTTTATCTGGAAAATACGTTGTTGCATACCGGTATAATTCTGATCTAAACCCCGAAAAGTCTCTTGCTAAATAACTTCTTGGAATTCTGTTTTTTAATTGGTTTTTAATATCTTCTGACACTTATTTTATCCTCCAATGTAAAGCATTACTTCTAACGATCTTAAGCGCGCGTCGATTCTTGGGATTCTATAAGTAACCTTCATTGCAACTTTGGCGACCTCTTTATTATCGTTGTGGTCAGTAAAAGATTCAAAAGTTTCCAATTTAACATATGGCATGTATTTTGAAACCGACCTTTTAATTCTAGAGATTGCTTCCACTTCAAAATTCTCGTTTCCGAACTCAAAAACTAGTTCCCCTAAATTTGCGCCAAAATCGAATAGACCTAGTCTTTCACCATGATTTGTCTGGAGCAAGTTTCTCAAGTTGTCCGACACTTGTTGACCCATGTCTTTGTGCATCGCAAACAAAGAGCTGCCATTCCCGAAAGCAATTGGAGTTTTAATTCCTATTGGTAAAGCAATTGTTTCAACCGAATCTTCTATCGCTTTCATGGTTGAAACAGTTTCGCCCACGCTTTTAAAACTATAGACCCTTCTGTTTCTTAATGATTCAGTCTCGTATTTTTTGGAATTGTAATCGATACTCATGTCTCAGCTCCGCAGTAATAAATATGAGCCTGAGATAAATACCTTAGGTTAATTTACCGGTACCTGAAAATGTTGTTGCACCATTTCCGGCACCTGCAACAGGGATGGCGCCGGCGGCGCCGACAACGACTGTTGCAACCATTTGACCCGGGTCTGTTATAACCATTGCTGCTGTTACGTAAGCATGAATTGCATTGGCCATATCCTGGCCTAGCAATTTGCAAACTGTGTCCGAGTCATACCCTCGATCGTTTGCGTTTCTTACTGCATTTGTGAAACAACCTTTCAAAGCTGTTTGTAGTGTTGGATAAGCTGATTCTAATGACATTTTTATTCTCCAAAAATTCTTTTTGATTTTATGTTAGGTATTTCTGATATTCTAGAAGCAGTTGCTCCTTTTAAGGTTGCGGCCGCTTCTAGAATCTGGGGTGAGGGCGAGCCGAAACCTGGGGTTTGGTGAGTGTTTAAAGTGTCGCAGAAAGCACTGATGTCTTCAAGGATTGCTGTAAGAAGGTTTTCTAATTGTTGATATTTTACGTATGGTTGTGAGCTTCCTTCACCTGGTCCACCGCCGGCACCGCCATCTGGGCTGTTTTTTCTCCCTAAATAAATTAAATTACCGGCAATGTGCACATTTCCCGATGGTTCCAATAAAACCGCGGCCGCGTCTGAAGACGGGTCGCCCTCTTTTATTATTCTGATTGAACCGTTTACAGAATCTGCATCATCTTTTCTTGCTATTATCCTCACGTGATCTGCTTTTGCAACTACCGCGGATTGATCCGTTGGGTTGTCATAAGCTCCTGTAAAAGGAGCTGGTTTAGAAGCGTCAAGAGAAAACTCTGAATCTGGTGATGATTTTACACTAGTGTATATTCGTGCGGCATCTTTCCAAAAATCTGGATCTCCTTCCCAGGGATTTTTTGTTGCGCTGTTGATCACAGGGTTTTTATCAGCTTCAATTTTTCCTAGATCGTTTTTAATAGTTGGACAACTAGTTCTATCTGGTTTAGCTCCGGGTGCGGCCTCCGTAGTTTCAGACGCTAGCGTCCTTCCTCTTCCCACTACAATATCGATTGTTCCGGAAAATTCTCCTGGATCCTCCATGGAGTTTGTTGTTAGCATTGTTGTATTTTCTTTTGTCCAACCCCTTTTTTCACCAAGTATTATTGCCGTATTGTTTGATCCCTGCAAAACCAAATCACCCGGTCTTTTGCTCAAGGCTGGAACCGGTTCCATTCTGAAATTGTTTGTCTCTGCTGATTCTATCAGAGACTGATATGTTTCCTCGGGTTTAAGAGCCTTTGCACTTGGCTGCTCTGAGCTGTCATTAAATGTCGGTAACAAATTAGGGTTTTCTGATAATTCTGCCTTTTCTTTGGCAGAAAGCTCTGTTGGCTCTAAAAACTGTCTATCGCCATGCGTAAAATTAGGGTCTTCTGCATTTATTACTCCGGGTATTCTTGAGAGCCAATAATACCTGTCGTCTCCTTCTTTTATTAACCATACCTGCTCACCAGGCTTTACTGGCATTTGAAGATGGGAAGGCAAAACTGGCAAACAAATAAAAAGCGGTTGATCTGGCTCTTCTAGAAGGCTAACGAACACGGTGTTTCTAGAAAGTTCACGAAGCCTTTTGATGTTTCTAAATTCAAAATTTGTTGATCCATCCTCATGGCCCTTAATATCATATGTCATAGGAGAATAAACAACCTCTCTGACAATTCCTCTATAAAGAGTTTGTGCTCGGGCAGCTTTGTTTGCTGCTCGCTCAGTGTTGGCCAATCTTGCGGCTGCCCTATTGCCGGCTTGTGTTTGACTATAATCTACTCCACCCATAATAAATTACCCTGAAATTTGCTTAAATAAATCCTCTGGATCTAGTTTTGAATTTTTTTCTTCTTCTGACGCTATTAAGTCTGCCAATTTTATTAATTGATCGTTTGCCTTGTTCATTCGTTCGAGATATTTTGCCAGAATAGGTCCTAGCTGAACGTGGTCTGCTGTTCCTCCAGACATTGATGTATAGATATCTGTAAATAACATATATGCATTCATTCTGTCGACTACTGCGTTTTCATAAATTTCTTTCCACAGATGTTTCTTTTTTCCTTCTAAATTCTCTATTGAACTCAAAAGATCACCAAAGCCATCTACTTTTTTTTGCACTTCGTCAAAATCAATATCTTTATTACTCATAATATATCAAACTCCTTACTTGGCCCGGCAATTTCCCTATAAAGCTTCCTAATGTTACTCATACAAACAGATAACTGTTTAGAATTTAATCCACTAAGTTCTCTTACGTAAACAAAAATTGCTCTTTTGTTTAAAAAGTCTAAATCATCGACCTGCCCAAATATCGTTATTATTGCATCCATGCATTTGATTTCCGATTCGGATTTTACTCTTGCTCTCATTGCGGTTAGCATAGAATGAATGGTTTCAACATTTTGTTTTTTTATCATTTCTTCTGCAGGTTCTGGAACTGTGTTTCCAGTAGAAGCTAGTACTGCTTCTGTGTTTAAATTAGAATCCTGATCATCAATAAAGACCATTCTGTCTTTATGCTTTTTTACTTTTCTGCTTTGAATAATCAGCCAATTTTTTGCAACTACATTGAAATAAGAAAATGCGTTTTTTCCGCGTGTATGATCAAATTTGTGTAGAGTTTCATATAGATTGATAACACAAGAATGCTTTAACGCTGGAACGTCATCATGTTGCTTATGGAACCCGTATATAAAAATTAAATTTTCAGCTAATTTATTTAATGCCGGCTCTATTTCGTTTTTGTAAAGCTTATCTCTTTCTTTTAAACATTCAGATTCGCAAAAATCATGAATAGCCTTCTGAGTATCTTTTGTAAAATATGGAGCTCTTCCCGATGAAGGGCGCTTGATCTTTCTTCTTTTTTTAACTTTCATCTAAATTTTCATCCTCAATTTTTGCTATTTTGTTTGCAACCTCGAGGATAGAGTCTCTAGATTTTTTTATGTCCTCGACCACCTGTCGGATTTGCGGCGAATCGTAAAACAGAGGAACATCTAAAATCTTAGAAATACTTCCATATTTTTCATCTAAGATATCTAAACACTCTTCAATAGATTTAACCATCACTAAAATCTGGGTTGCAAATTTGTAATTATAATAAAGTGAAACAAACAATAAAACAGAAACTATCCCTAAAGCAATTTCTAAAATCATAATAATTTTTCCAAAAAATTGCTATATAGTGAATTTATAGCTTTTTGAGAATATTTTTCTCTGATCTTAACTCCTAATTTTGTTGACCAATCTTGAGGGATTGATGACCCTTTATAGAACTTAGATATCCTTTCGGAAAAATGTTTTTCATCAAAATCTGCCCAGAAGGAATTTTGCATCCAGACGTTTTGATCTACTCTAGAATCTGGAATCTTGTTTAGCTTATAGTTTACGTTTAACCATTTTCCGTGATTTAAAAATTCAGTGTGCGCAGACCAGTTTGTAGCTATTACTGGAAGATTACATGCGGCTGCCTCTAACATTGGTAAACCAAAACCCTCCCCTCTAGTTCCTGATATTAGCGCCTTGATTTTTGGGTTTTTATACAGTCCCGCAACCTCAGATTCGGTAAGTGCGCCATGAAGTAAGTATATTTTTGGGAAATCCCCTTCCCTTACTGTTTTAATTAAATTTTTAATACTTTTTATAGTGACTCTTCTATCTATGGCACAATTTCTGCCCATGTTTGTTTTTAGCACTAGTCCAACTTCCGGATTGTCTTTAAACGTTTTACAAAAATTTGAAACAGTATTGAAAGTATTTTTTCTGTCGCTGTTAACATTTCCTGTTATTTGTCCAAAAAGCAAAAAATTAAATTTTGTTTTCACGTTGTGTAAATCAAAAGAATTTTTATTATCACATGCTTCATGATAGCTTTCTGGAATTACTGTTGCTTTTTCTGGGTTTAGGCCAGAATTTACCAGCGCTGACTTTGCAAACTCAGATGGTACAATGACCGCATTCATTTTTTCGCAATCCTTAACCCATGAAGGATTACAGAATGTGGACTCTACAACGGCAGAAACTCCAACATTGACGTTAGCCACGTTGGGATCCCATTCATTTGGAAGCTGAACCTGAAAAGATATATCTGGCTTCATTATGGGCGGCGCTGATCTTTCCATGATTTCTCCGACAAGACCGTCTAAGTCATCCTTGTTACAGTACCATGGTGTTATTCCCCATGGAGTCAAAGAAACCGATATTGTATGGTTGTTTTGAAGAGCCCATTTAAATATTTGCCTAGCATGAACACCGTAGCCTGACATTGTTAAAAGCGGCCCTCGAATATGAATGTGTTTTTTCATTAGATTTCCTCTACAACTACTCTTTTATAATTTTGTTCCCATGTATCAATTGTGTTGAGCATTGTTTCGTGCCACAAATCTACTGTTTTTTGATAAGAAAATTCCTCTTCCACGTATTTTTTTGCCTTTTGGCCTAATTTTTTTCTTCCTTCGGGACCCAACTTGTACATTTGGTATATTTTTTCAGCGATTGTTTCCACAGACATATAGTCTTCATAGATGTATGGAACGGTCTGAGACCCTACTAACGTTTTTAGCTCTATGGGCAAGGCAAAACCGTTTTCTGATCCGTCACGGTGGTCTACTACCTGTCTTGTTTGGCCACCAGTCATCGGAGCAATTATAGGAGTACCAACCTGCATTGCTTCAAGTGTCGACAGGCCAAATCCTTCCGCGTAACTTATGTTGATAGTAAAGTCAGAAAAATTTTGCATTTGATTTACGACATCAAAACCTACTCTCTGGTTGGAAAACACAAGATTTTCAACGATTCCAAGTTTTTCAGCAGCCGCAAAAAGGTTGGGGCCCTCGCTGTCTTTTGGATCAGTGTGTAAAAGCAGTGTGGCTTTTTTATGGCCCTCTTCCTTTTCTAATCTTTCTAAGAAAATTTGCCAAGCCCACAATAAATCCCCAGGTCTTTTTCTCCTGGCGTTTCGGTTCATCCAAAAACCGACAAAATGATCTTTTCTATCAAATCCTAAAGTTTTAATCTTAAGATTGTTTGCTTCTTGTTGAGGAATCTGAAAGAAAACTTCTTCTGGAAGTGCATGAGGAATAAAATTAGTTTTGTTTGGATGATGCTTGGCTACCTGTTGATATGTGTGATATGAGTGGCAATTGATCAAATCAACAGACTCATAGTATCCATCATTGTAATCGGGGTATGGTTCATTATCCCAAACGTGCCAATACACGATAGGGCAAACCTGATGAATTTCATCTTCCATTTCAAAAATATGAACATAGAACCTTGGGTCCGTAAAAAGAAAAATGATGTCTGGCTTTTCTGTTGCCAAGACCACTCTGATCATCTCTCTTGTTCCAAATGAATCAATGGGTTTTACAATAAAATCCTCGTTTACTTTTACTACGCTGTAATCATCATGTTTCATTGCAGCGCCTAGTTGACGAACCGTCCAGCAACCTTTTTTAACTAATCCGTTAATTAAGTGTCGGCTTTGAGTTCCTACTCCGCTAGTGCTTAGTGCATGATCTGAGATCATTACAATTTTTTTCTTACCAGCCTTTTCCATCGCAGTGCTCCGTGCCTTTAAATGGGCAAAATTTACAATTGTTATAATTTTTTAGAGTGAAACGTTTTTCAACGTTCCTAATCATGTTACTGACTAATTTATCTGCTTTTTCAATAAATTTTGGGCCGGTGGAAACTTTGAATAATTCACATGTTTTTCCTTTTTTTGCGCCTCTCTTTAGAAAGACGTAACCTGTCCGAATATCCTTAAGCGGAATAGTCGCATTTTCAGACCAATATTTTTTATATAACCCTACTTGGGCTAGTGATATAAACTCTTTTCTTTTAGTAAAATACCACCCACCCTTTCCGGTTGTTTTCCAATCAAGTAGCCAATAATTTTTTTTACTTTTAGATCTTGGCGATGGCACCTTAATAATACAGTCAATAAAACCCTTGAATTTTAAATCAGAAATACCTATTTCTTCATACAGTTCTTGTTCTGCTCTAAACGGTTCCCATCCTGGAAACTGCTCGTCTAGAAACGTCGGTAAATCGTGCAGTATGTTTTCTGCCGACGTTTTCCATGTGTCTAGATTTTCATGAACATATCTAGACCCTATTTCAGCCCGGGCCGTTCTTATCTTTTCTATGTACTCTGCGGAATCATATTTCTTTTCTTCCCAAATCTGATCTAGTTGCATTTGAACA